TCAGGCCAAGCGTTTCCCGGAAGCCAGATCAGCGGGAACAGGGACCCCTTGCAAGTCACGCCGCAGGTGCTGCAGGGCCATCTTCAGGCCGATCGCCCGCTCCTCAGGATCATCGTAAGTATCAGATAAATCAGCATAAATTCTTGCAGCCAGACGACCAACATCCCGATCGGAGATTGCCGCCCCCACTTCCTTGTAAACCCGGCGAATCCCTTCCACAACGCGTCCCAACAGGTCTTCGTCCAGAATCACTGGCATGCTGACAGCCACAGATGACATGGGCATGTCCTGCCCGGTGGCCAGCCAGTCGATGCTGACTCGCCCGGCACGGGCAATCGCAATCAACGTATCCAAAGTTGGGCGGTTGCCGGACAGGATACTCTGCAGGGTGCTGGGTGCAACGCCTGCACCCAACGCGAAAGAGCGGACAGACTGTCCCCCAATGATGGCCCGTATCCGGGCTGACAGATCATCATTCATCGTACAGACCATTATAACCCACTGATAAAGATCAAAGATAACGGGACGTTTCGGCATCATCCACCGGGTGGCAGGAACAACCGAAGCGATTAAAGATACCACCATGCGACAAAATTCCGTTTTTCCGATTGACCGATGAACGAAATTTCGTTAACTCTGCTCTTTAGAGAACACACGCATAGCGATACACACTGGAAGTACCCACTTCAAGGTACGGACCCGGACTGCCATGGCTTCGGCCAACAGCATGACAACCCATTATTTTGCAATAGAAATCCTCCCCATCTGTGGGTGACCGGTATACACGAACCGCCTCCAGTGTGGTGAACGGCTTTTAGTGTACCGGATATCACTAGCCTAACACGCGCAAAACGCGCTGCCATCAGGAAAAACCCGCTCTGCTTCCTTTCCCCCAGGATGAGACATCCCGGCTGGATTGCCCGTTCGTGCGCCTGCTTCGTCATTTCCCTCCTCCACCAGAAAAACATTGAGCCATTCCATGCCCTCTGATCACCCGACACCAACATCCCGCCTGTCCCTCCGCCATCGCGGCGAACGCCCCCCACGTCGGCCACAACGCCGCCCTTTGGCCCATCAGCAGCACCGTCCCACGCCGTTTCTCAGCGAGGCCATCCGGATTGCGGTGATTGCCGAATTGCACCGGCTGCGCTGGGTGCCCAGCCTGCCATCAAACGCAGTGGAAATCGGTCGATGATCAGCCTGAGCGACAATCTGGCGGCTTTTTCCGCCTTCCTCGCCGGCTATCAGGACAGCGGCATGGTCCTCGAAGCCCCTGCTCTGCGGGCCCTGCGAGATGAGTTTGACCGCTATGTCGAACAGGCACGCACCCTGGAAAGCCATTTGCCTTCTGCAATTCCCTTTGATCCGGAGACCCGTTGATGATCTCGCCCTCCCTGCCTGCCCTGCTGGCCGAACTGGCCGACGCCATCGGCCTGCCCGCCGCCCTTGCCATCGCCCATAACCGGGGGGGACAGATGGTTTATATTCCGCAACCGGATCATTTGCCGGATAGCCACTGGCTGGTTGAAACCGTCGGCATGGATGCAGCGCGCACCGTCGCCGCTCATCTGGGTGGCGGCTGTCACTTGATTCCTCTGGGACCGACCGGCACGCGGGCCACCATCAAGACCGCGATTACCGACAGCCTTCAACGTGGCCTGTCCATTGCGCAGATTGTTGCCGAAACGGGTGTTTCCCGGCGCACAGTCGAACGCCATCGGGCCACGCTCCGGCAAAAATAAGGTCTTTTTTTTACACCCTGCGACAACTGTCAGTCTTATTATCAACAACAATCTACCTAAAATTGCCCTCACCAACGACACCACATCGCGAGGGCACAGCGTGATCCACCTCCTTGATCAGGCATTCAAAACCAGACTGAGCAGCGCCAGCAGCGGTGGCTTGCTGGGCTACACCCTGGGGACCATTGCCTCGGTTCCAACCGTCCGTGGTCAACTGGCAGCCCTGGCTCAGACGCCTCCCTCTCTGCCCGGCTGCTGGCTCTGTATCAGTGATATCATCGCCCAGGAGGGGAGCCACAATGGCAAATGGCCACTGCGCGTGACCCTGTCAATCCTGTGTGCGGCCCCAACGCTCGACGATCAGGCCGACCAGCCAGGCAGCCTGACAATCGCACAGGATCTATTGGCCCTGTTGAGCGGGCAAAGTCTGGGGCTTGCCGGGGTCTTCACCCCGCTGACTCCGGTCAGTCTGTCCCCGGTGACCGTGACGCCTGCCAATGGCAGTGCGCTGTCGGTGTGGCTGCTGACCTTGACCACCCGCCTGATCCTGTCAGCGCACCCTGATGCCCTCAGCCCCGATTTGCCTGCCCTCAGCGCCTTGCCCGCCACCACCGGAACCACCCCGGCAGCCCGGCTGGAGGCCGCGCTGACACAAGGCGCAATCATCACCGGTCCGAACACGGTTTCCCTGCAATGGGATACCGGAACGACCAGCGTGCCCTACACCGACACCCTGACGGTGTAGCCCTGTCCTCTTACGAGGTTTTCCATGTCTGAACTTCTGCTGATCAAACCGGCCCGCGCCGGTGAGATCGTCCGCGACCCGGTTGACGGTACGCCGTTGGCCGCCGCAGGCGACTACAAGCCGCGTCTGTCGTACTGGCTGCGCCGTCTGGCCGCTGGCGACGTGACCGATCTTTCTTCCCTTGCCGCTCAGGAGCCGCAGGAATGACCATTTCCTTTAATCAAATCAGTGCCTCTCTGCGTACGCCGGGGGTTTATGTCGAGTTCGACAACTCCAAGGCCGTGCAGGGTCTGGCGCTGGATGTGACCCGCCCGCTGATGCTGGGCCAGATGTTGACCTCGGGTTCGGCGACCGCGCTGGTGCCGGTGCGGGTGACCAGCGCCGCGCAGGCCGTCCGCCTGTTTGGCCGTGGGTCGATGCTGGCCCAGATGGTTGCCGCCTGGAAGACCGCCAACAGCGACAGCGACCTGTGGGTGATGCCGCTGGCTGACAACAGCGCCGGTCAGGCCGCCAGCGGGACCATCACCGTCAGCGGTACCCCGACCGCTGCCGGAACTCTCGCCCTCTACGTCGCTGGTCAGCGGGTGCAGGTGGCGATTGCCGCAGGCCAGAGTGCGGCCACCGTGGCGACCGCGATTGCGGCGGCGATCAATGCCGACGCCGACCTGATCGTGACCGCCAGCGCCACCACCACCGTCGTTACCCTGACCTGCCGCCACAAGGGTCAGGTGTTCAACGGTATGGACCTGCGTCTGAACTACTATCCGGGCGAAAGCACCCCCAGCGGTCTGGGCATCGCCTTTACCACCGTCAACGGCGGTTCGGGCAACCCCGATCTGACCGATGCGCTGGCGGCGCTGGGGGACGTACAGTACCACCACCTCTGCTCGCCCTACGCCGATGTTGCCAATCTGGTGCTGCTGGAAGACGAGTTCGGCAGCCGCTGGGACGGCATGCGCCAGATCGAAGGTCAGGTGTGGACCGCCACCGTCGGCAGCCACAGCAGCCTGTCGACGCTGGGCGCCAGCCGCAATTCCGAAGTCCTGTCGATCCTGGGCGTGCAGGGCTCGCCGACCCCGGTGTGGGTGATTGCCGCCATCTATACCGCGGTGGCGATCAAGGCGCTGGACAACGACCCGGCCCGCCCGCTGCAAACGCTGGTGCTGACCGGCATGCTGGCCCCGTCGGAATCGCTGCGCTTCACCCGCACCGAACGCAACCTGCTGCTGTTTGACGGCATCAGCACCTTTACCGTCGCCGCCGATGGTACCTGTGCCATCGAACGCGCCATCACCACCTATCAGGTCAACAGCTCGGGCCTGCCCGACCCGTCGTACCTCGACGTCGAAACGCTGGCCACCCTCGCCGTCCTGCGCCGCACCATGCGGTCGCGTCTGGCGCAGAAATTCCCCCGCCACAAGCTGGCCAACGATGGCACCAACTATGGCATCGGGCAGGCGATCGTCACCCCGTCGCTGTTGCGGGCGGAACTGATTGCGCTGGCCCGTGAATGGGAAACCCGTGGCTGGGTCGAAAACATCGACGACTTCAAGGACCAGCTGATCGTCGAACGCAACGCCGACGACGCCAACCGCGTCGATGCGGTGATCCCGCCGGACCTGATCAACCAACTGCGCGTGTTCGCTGGTCAGGTGCAGTTCCGGGTGTGACCGGCCTGCCGTTCTCCTGTTTCTCTTTTCTGCTCTGAAAGGGGCTCTTCATGACCATGTATATTGGCCGCGCCAAAATCACCTTTGACGGCACCGAGCTGGACTCGGCTCCGGGGGCCAAAATCACCCTGGGCGGCGTCAAGCGCACCCCGGTGACCACCATGTACAAGGTGGGCTACAGCGAGTCGCTGGTCCCCGCCACCATCGAATGCGAAATCGCGGTGTCGGATGCCACCCCGCTGGAAAGCATCCGCCAGATTGCCGGTGCCACGGTGGTGTTCCGCACCGACATCGGCAAGTCGTGGATGGTGGCCAACGCCTTTGTCGAAGACCCGCTGGCGATCACCGCGAAGGAAGGCGGCAAAATGACCGTCAAGCTGACCGGCGATCCGGCCGAAGCCGTCTGATCAGGAGACACCGACCATGCACGATGACAGCAGCCAGGCGATGTCCTCTGCCGATCCGTCCCTGTATGCGGTGTCTTTGGGGAGCCCCGTTCATCTGAACGGGGCCACCTATCACACCCTGCACCTGCGCCCGCCGACCGTCGGCGACCAGCTCGATGCCGTCAAGCCGGGCATGAGCAATGCCGAGGCCGAACTGGCCCTGATCACCCGGTTGACCGGCGTGCCGCTGGAGGTCATCCGCCAGCTGTTGCTGACCGATTACCGCCGCCTGCAGGAGATTCTGCTGGGTTTTTTCTCCCGGACGCCGGGCACCTCCGCCGGGACGTGATCGCCTTCAGCCGGGGCACCGGCTGGTCCCTGTCCGAGATTCGCCGCCTGACCACCCACGACTACCTGCTGTGGGTAAAGGCCTTCAACGCCTTGTATAGCGAGGGCTCCTGATGAGCAGCAACCGCCCCTCCGGGGCCAATGATGGCGGCGCACTGGATATCGGTGCTCTGACAAGACTGACCTCTTCCAGTGACCGGGCCAGCGATGGCCTGACCCAGATGGCAACGTCAGCCCTGAATATCCCCACCACGTTGGGGCAGGGGATCCAGCTGGCCATCTCCAACGCCAAAGGGATCTATGATCTGGGAAGCAAGGGGATCAAGGCAGAGGATGCTGCCTATCAGATGGCCTTTGACCTGAAGATGGACAGCGCCGAGGCCCCCAAGCTGAACCTGGCCCTGAACGAGCTGGGGGAGCGCGACAAAACCAACCTGTCGCGGGACAGCCTGAACGGCATCGGGATGACTTTGGCCAATGATGACATCAGTCCCGAGGAATTCAAGCAAGGCATACTGGCCGTCGGTCGGGTGACGCAAGCAACCAAAGCATCCTATGAAGCCGTCGCCAGCAGCGCCCGCAAGGCCCATGATGATCTGAAACTGGGCTATGGCGATCTGCAGAATGCGATGGGCATCCTGAACGACATGGGCGATCCGGATGACCTCGATTTCGATGCCCTGATGGCCGCCATTCCCAACCTCACCCAGTTGGCTCAAAACCTCGGAATGAGCGGGACGCAGGGTCTGGTCGATCTGGGGGCGGCCCTGAAGGAAGCCGGCACCCTGACCGAGTCCCCGATCGCAGCGTCGGCGATGGTGTCTGAAACCCTGAAGACCCTGAATTCGGCCAAAACACAACGCGCCTTCAAGGACGCCGGGATCGACCTGAAAGCCCGGATGGCAGAGGGAAAGGCAAACGGCATCTCTGAACTGACCGTTGCGGCTCAGGCTGCCCGCGAAGTGGCCGGGGATGATCCAAGGAAACTGTCCGCCCTGCTCAATGCCCCGCAGGCCGAGATGCTGCTCAGCAAGATCGGTACCGACGAACGGTTTAAGGAGATGCGGACACTCGATCCAGAAAATAAGGACAAAGGCAAAGACAGCATCAATGCTCTCTATGCCAAACGGCTGGAAAACCCGCAAAGCACCACTGAAACCATTGATAATGCGACAAAACGGTTTGGCGATTCGATCAGTCTGGCCTTTACCGACGTCATCGCAAGCGTGAACACCGGACTGGGCTCCCTTATCAACTGGGGTGCCGAGGCCGCTGAAAACAACCCCAACACCATTCGGGCGGCAGGAATGGTTGCCGTAGGCGTCCCAATCGCCATAGCTGCGGCGCCAGCCGAAATTGCTGCAGTCGCCCTTGTGGGCGCTGGCACGATTGCCCTCGGGATGAGTGATGACGTCGATCAGCGGCGTTCCCAAACGTCACCACCACCCACCAAACCGGCGGAATCGGCTCCGGCAACACCACCTGCACCACCGGCGCAGTCCCCTCAATCCTCGCAACCACTCCTCCCCGGTGAGGGCTATGGCGGAGCACGCCGCAATGGCACCCCCATCACTCTCCCGTCTCCGCCCGCCAACGATGCCTCTCTTGGCCCGCAAGGCCCGCTCGATCCCAATCGTCCGCTGCTCGCCGACGCCGCGACCAAGGGCAAGGTCGATGTGTCGATCACCTTTGCCAATGCCCCGCCAGCGGCGATTTCCACCCGCTCGGATTCCCCGCAGGTGGCCGTCACCACCCAGACGTTCTCCGCCGCTCTCGGCCCGTCGATGAATGGACCTGTCTGAAATGACTTCATATTTCGACTCCCTGCGCGCCGCCAGCTTTCGTGGCGTCATGTTTGATGTCTCGACCCGCACCCTGAAGGGCGGGCGGCGCATCGTCCAGCACAGTTATCCCCAGCGCGATGCCGTCGGCAGCGAAGACATGGGCCGCGAAGCCCGCACCTTTACCGTCAAGGCCTTTCTGGTCGGGACGGGCTGGATGCTGCGGCGCGATGCCCTGATCAAGGCATTCGAACAGGGCGGCCCCGGCGATTACATTGACCCGTGGGGGCGCAAACAGCGGGTGGTCCTGACCAGCTACTCCCTTGAAGAGAACATGGGACAAGGGGGGCATTGCACCTTTGACCTGTCGTTTGTCGAAGCCGCCGAACAGCACCGCCACACCGTCCTGACCGACACCGCCGGGGTCAGCACCAGCACCGCCACCACCGCCCGCACGGCCGTTCTCAGTGACTTCTACGCCCTGTTTGACACCAGCAAGGCCAATGCCCTGGTGCAGGATGCACAGGCAACGCTGTTTGGTCTGTGCGATACCATCAACGGCCTCAGTGCCGCATCGGGGGTCCTCGCCGGGATCAACGACCTGAAAGCCTCGCTCTATGGCCTGCTGGTTGCTCCGGCTGATCTGGCAAGCGCGGTGCTCGATCTGGTCGGAACGCTGGGAAACAGCGTCGATATCGCCGACCGCTATCGCACGCTCGGATGGCTGGCCGGTTTTCAGGCCCAGTCGGTTGGCTCGGCCTCGGTCGGCTGGGTGGCTCCGGCGACCAGCAGCCAGATTGCCGCCGCCCGCCAGAACGCCGCCACCGGCACAACCACCAACACCAGCGTCAGTGAAGCGGTGGCGGTCAACCGCGCCGCCCTGACCACACTGGTTCAGGATGCGGTGCTGATCGAACAGGCCAAATGCTCTGCGGCGATGACGTTCGAGTCCTATGACGATGCCGTTGCCATTCGTGACGCCCTGATCAGTGGGCTGGAAACCCGCATGAGCACCGCCGATGACGAGGTGTACCGCGCCTTTGACAGCCTGCGGACCGCCATCGTTGCCGATATCGCCGCCCGTGGCCTGTATCTGGAACGCCTGACCACCCTGACCCTGCCGACCTCGCTGCCCGCACTGGCGTTGGCATGGCGTCTGTATGGCGATGCCACCCGCGACGAAGAGCTGATTGCCCGCAACAGCCGTCTGATCTGCCATCCCGGCTTTGTCCCCGGTGGCGTTCCGCTGAAGGTGCTCAACCATGCCTGAGACCGCTGCCGACCTCGTGACCTTGCGCGTCAACAACACCCTGCATCGCGGTTGGACCACCGTCGATATCACCCGTTCGCTCAGCACCATCAGCAACGCCTTTTCCCTCACCGTTGCCAACGACTGGGGATCGGACAGCCCGACCCTCAACAGCACCCTGCTGGCGCCGGGTGACATTTGTCAGGTGCTGATCAACGACCAGCCGGTGGTCACCGGCTATATCGACAGCGTCAAGCCGTCCTACGATGCCAAACAGCACCAGATCAGCGTCAGCGGACGCGACCGCACCGGCGATCTGGTCGATTGTTCGGCAAACGTTCAGGAATGGCATGATCATTCCCTCGACGATATCGTCCGCGCCCTGATTGCGCCGTTTTCCCACCCCGAGCTGGGGGAGATCGGGATCAGGGTTGTTCCCGAGGGTCGCCTTCTTCCGCCGGTGGCCAAACATTCGGTGCATCCCGGCGATACGGTGTACAGCGTCATCGAACGTCTCAGCCGTCAAACCGGCTGTCTGGTCTGGTCTGACGGCACCGGAGGCCTGATCATCGGCAATCCGGTCAAAGCCAAGACCGGTATCCCCCTGCAACGGCGCGTCAACATCCTCAGTGCCAGCGCCAGCAACAGCTGGAGCAAGCGCTACAGAAACATCGTCGTGCTCAGCGATAGCCCTGGCAAAACCAGCGGGCCGACAGGTAGCCTCCCCTTTTCACTAAGCGATCCCGACATCGGAGCCAAAGACTGGAGAATCACCCGCTATCGCCCCCTGCTGATGATTGCCGAAGCAAGCATCGGGGACGAGTTGCTGGAGAAACGGGCCGAATGGGAAAAGCAACACAATGCCGGGCAAGGTCAATCCTATATCGTCACCGTGCAGGGCTGGCTACAGGATGGCCAGTTGTGGACGCCGGGGCAAACCGTCTCCCTGACAGATGACTGGCTGGGGGCAGACGACAGCTACCTGATTTCCACCGTCAACTTCAAACACGGGACCGGCGGCACCACCACCACCCTGACGGTGATCCCGGACAGCGCCCTTGGCCCCGAACCCAACGACGAGGTGAGCTTCAAGGATTTGCATAATCCCAAGGCACCCGAACCCAAGACCTCCTGACACCAAGCCCCCTGACACAAGGCCTTTTCCCATGCCCCATATCGCTCATCTGGCGCGCCGACTGGCGTTGCTGATCGGACGCGGCTGGCTGCGGCTGACCAATGACACCCCGGCCATCCAGCAGATTCAGGCCGAATTCTTTGCAGGAGAAGTCCACGACCAGATGGAACGGGTCCAGGACTACGGACTGACCTCGGTCGCCCATCCCGGCATGCAGGCCATCAGTGCCTTTGTCAATGGTGACCGCAGCAACAGCATCGTTCTGGCCGTTGCCGACACCCGTTACCGCCTGCGCGGCCTGCAAACCGGCGAAGTCGCCCTGTACGACGATCAAGGACAGGTGGTCCACCTGACCCGCAGCGGCATCAGCATCAGCACCCCGCTGTCGGTGACGGTCAGCGCCGGTCAAAGCCTGCGCCTGGAAGCCGAAGACATCGTCCTGCATGGCCGGACCTCGCTGTCATGGGACGTGGATGGCTATGGCCGCCGCGTCACCAGCACCGGCGGCGGCAGTTACGAAGACAAGACCTGGCAGCAAGGGGCCGTCGTGTCGCCGCAAACCCTGCCGATCCATCCCCCCGAAGGGCCATAAGGAGTGCCCCCATGGATATCTGCACCACCTTTTCACCAGAAACGCTGGAGTGCGACTGGGGACTGGACATCGACAGCGACAGCTCGGCTCCGGTCGATCTGACCAGCGACACCAGCCTGCGCACCGCCATCCTGCTGTCCCTGTTTACCGATCGCCGGGCCAATGGCGACGACAGCCTGCCCGACGACACCGACGACCGGCGGGGCTGGTGGGGCGACAGTCTGCCCCCTGCCACAGCGGCAACCGGCTGGCAAACCGGCTCGCGGTTGTGGCTGCTGTCCCGCGCCAAACAAACCGACGAAACCGCCCGGCGCGCCCGCGATTACGCCGAGGAAGCCCTTGTCTGGCTGACCGACAGCGGCGCGGCCGATGCGGTCACTGTTGAAACCGCCTGGCTTCCTGCCAGCACGACGAGTGCCCGCTCGGGCGTATTGACCCTGAAGGTCACCGTCGACCGCCCGTCGGGGGTCCCCGCCACCTATGACCTGTTATGGAGTCTCGTGTAATGCCCTGGTCACGCCCATCCCTGAAAGAACTGGTCAGCAGCGCCGAAACCACCATCGCCACCGCGCTGGGCCTGACCGTCCGCCCGCAGGTTTCCAACTGGGGCATCCTCGCCCGCGTGGTCGCCGGGGCGACCCATGGCCTGTATGGCTATCTGGGCTGGCTCAGCCGCCAGCTGTTGCCCGACACCGCTGAAACGGCGTGGCTGGAACGTCATGCCTCGATCTGGGGTCTGCAGCGCAGCGCCGCCAGCCGTGCCAGCGGCCAGCTGACCGTCACCGGCGCCAGCGGAGCCATTCTGCCGCAGGGCACCCTGTTCCGCCGCAGCGACGGGCAACGCTTTGCCACCACCGCCGACCTGACCATCCCGTCCAGCGGCACCGGCAGCGTTGCCATCACCGCCAGCACTGGCGGAACCAGTGGCAACAGCGACGGCGGCATCACCCTGACGCTGGTCACTTCGCAATCCGGGATTGCCACCACCGCCACCATCGGCAGCGATGGCCTGAGTGGCGGGACCGATGCGGAAAGCGATGACTCGCTGCGCTCCCGCCTGCTGACCCGCCTGCGCCGCCCACCGCAGGGCGGCTGCGCCGATGACTACCTTGCGTGGGCACGGGAAGTTGCCGGTGTCACCCGTGCCTGGGTCTATCCCGGCTGGGCTGGCAGCGGCACCGTCGGCCTCGCCTTTGTCTGCGACGAACTGGACGACCCGATCCCGACCGCCACCATGCGGACCACCGTCAAGGAGTGGGTTGATGCCAAGCGGCCGGTGACCGCCCACCTCGAAGTCATTCCGCTGACCGCACAGCCGATCACTGTTGTTTTGTCCTCGCTGACCCCCAATACCAGCCTGGTCCGCACCGCCATTGAAACCAACCTGCGCGACCTGCTGGCCCGCGAGTCAGCCCCCGGAGCCACCGTGTTGATCTCGCACATCCGCGAGGCGATCAGTCAGGCCACCGGCGAAACCGATCACGTGCTGGTCTCCCCCACCGCCAACATCACCCTCGCCAGCACCGCTTTTCCGGTTTTTGGCACCCTGACCGTCCAGTAACCCGCTGAACCCCGCTGAACATGGATCTTGTCCCATGGCCCCTTCCACCGAAGAGTCCGTTCCGGCAGTGCTGACCCCCGGCTGGGTCGCCTCTGCCGCCGACTACGCCAGTTCCCTTGCCGCCCTGTTCCCCCGTGGCCTTGCCTGGCCCCGCCACCCCGACAGCATTGTGGGGCAGGTGATCGGTGGACTGGCCCACTGTTTTTCCCGCAGCAATACCGACCTTGCCGCCTTGCTGGAAGAAGCCGACCCGCGCACCGCCATCGCCCTGCTGGACGACTGGGAACGGGTTCTGGACCTGCCGGACGGCTGCACTGGCGAGGGCGCCAGCACCATTCAGGGACGGCGCGCCGCCATTTTGTCCAAACTGCTGATGCAGGGGGGACAATCGCGCGCTGCCTTCCTCAAACTGGCCGAGACCCTCGGCTACCAGATCAGCATCGAGGAATTCCGCCCCTTCCGCGTCGGGTTCAGCCGGGCCGGTGATCCGCTGATTGGCATTGAGGGAGCGTATCTGTGGCGTGTCCGCATTTACGCCGTCCCCGTCCTGCGCTTTCAGGCCGGATCAAGCCAGACCGGAGACCCGCTGGCCGCCGGAACCGCCAGTGATCTGGAATGCCTGTTCCGCCGCCTGAAACCCGCCCACACCACCGTTACCTTCATCTATGAGGTCTGAGCATGTACTACATTGATACCTCCGACGCCGTCACCGCCGCCGCCAAACCGACCCCGCCGACAGCGGGCAGCGAGAAGTTCTTTTCCGACACCCCCGGCTCGGCCACCGTCGTTCCGGCGTGGTTCCTCAACATGCTGCAGGAAGAGCTGGGCAATCTGGTCAGCGGCGCCAGTCTCAGCCACAGCAAAACCGACAACAGCCAGTTGCTGAAGGCGGTGCAGGCGCTGATCGCCAGCAAAACCACCGGGACCCTGCTGGCCAGCAAAAACCTGTCCGACGTCGCCAATGTCGCCACCGCCCGCAGCAATCTGGGGCTGGCAACGGTGGCCAGCAGCGGGTCGTACACCGACCTCAGCAACAAGCCGAGTTTGGCCACCGTTGCCACCAGCGGCTCTTATGCCGATCTTGCCAACAAGCCTGATCTGACGGCGCTGTCCGGCTATGCCAAAACCACGACCTCGGCCAAGATTGAAGCCTTTAACGCCTATGGGGGCGACCTGAACGCCTGTAACGGCACTCCCGGTGTGGTGATCACGGAATGCCTCGCCACCTGTACCCCTCTCCCCGCCGAAATGGCAAATACCGCCAGCGGCCTCCTCATCCAGTTCGCCGATGGCGGCGGCGATGATGTCCGGATGCAACTTTTGATAAACGTCACTGGCACCACGATGTACCAGCGCATCAAGTGGGGCGGCGGGATATCTGGCACGTGGTCAGCCTGGCGGAAAATTTTCCCCGCCACCGATGCCGAAACCGTGGGTGGCTACAGCGCCAGCCAGCTGCGGGATGTCATTCAGCGGGTCTATGCGGAAAACCGCGCTTACATCGTCAGCTCGGCGTATATCCCTCATGACGATACGATTCCACAGATAACCGAGGGCCTGGAGGTGCTCTCGGCCACCATCACGCCTACTTCGGCAACGAGCAAACTGCGTATCACCTCTACCGTTAATTTGGGTGGCGCCAACGCGACGTCGTATGTTTCCGCTGCTTTTCGATCTGATTCGGCTAACGCAGTTGCGATTGGCCAATCCAATTCCAACGGAAGTTCGAGAGGACTTATCCAGACAATAATTGATTTCATCACCCCAGCGGAAACGACCTCTCCGCTAACCATATCGGTCAGAGTCGGCAATTCAGGGGCCTGGTTCTACATCAACGGCGACAGCGGAAATAGCGCGAGCCCAGCGATGCGCTTCTTTGGCGGAGCATCCGTTTGCACTCTTACAGTTGAAGAACTTGAAGCGTAAGGAAACGCGCCATGAGCACTCTCGATCTCCCCGCCATCCTGTCCCATCTTGCCCCCGGAGCCCAGTGGGCCATCAGTGGCGAGGTCCAAACCGCCGAAGACTATGCCTCGGCCCTGATCTGGCTCGAAAACAGCACCGCCCCCGGTTGGGATGAAATCGTCGCTGCTGCCGACGTCGTTGCGGCAAACATCGCCTTGCAGGCCTTGCGCGACCAGCGGGATGCCCTGCTGGCTGCCAGCGACGTTCTGGTGCTGATTGATCGGTGGGCAGGCTATTCAGACAGCCAGCGTTCGGCTTTGTCTGCCTATCGCCAGACCCTGCGTGATCTGCCCGCAGCCTACGCAAACGATCCGGCGGCCTGCATTTGGCCCGATCTGCCGCTGCTCGCCTGAAGACCGCCCACACCACCGTTATCTCCCTCCATGAGGTCTGAGCATGTACTATATCGACACCCCCGACGCCGTCAGTGCCTCGGCCAAACCCACCCCGCCGGACGCCAGCAGCGAGAAGTTCTTTTCCGATGCCCCCGGCGTGGCCACCGCCGTTCCGGCGTGGTTCCTCAACATGCTGCAGGAAGAGCTGGGCAATGTGGTCAGTGGCGCCAGTCTCAGCCACAGTAAAACCGACAACAGCCAGTTGCTGAAGGCGGTGCAGGCGCTGATCGCCAGCAAAACCACCGGGACCCTGCTGGCCAGCAAAAACCTGTCCGACGTCGCCAATGTCGCCACCGCCCGCAGCAATCTGGGGCTGGCCACCGTCGCCAGCAGCGGGTCGTACGCCGACCTCAGCAACAAGCCCGCTCTGGCGACCGTGGCCACCAGCGGCTCCTACGCCGATCTCGCCAACAAGCCCGACCTGACCGCACTGTCCGGCTATGCCAAGACCACCACCTCGGCAAAGATCGAAGCTCCGCAAAGTTCTTACTCCGGCGACCTGAATACGATTGAGGTTGGAGGTGTTTTTACCGCAGCAGCCCTCGGTGCCACCAACGCCCCTACCGGCTGGACGCAAGGCATGTTGTCCCAGTTCGCGGAGGTTCCAGGCTGGGATGTGGCCAAGCAATTTCTGGCCTCGACGGATGGGACTGTGCTCAAAATGCGCGTCAAATGGGGCGGTGGATCAGGGGCAGCGTGGTCTGCCTGGAATACAATCTGGTCATCAGCGAATGATGGAGCAGAATCCGGGCTGGACGCCGATCTTCTCGACGGAATGCACGCCAGTCAGATCCCTGGGGCCGCCAAAAAATACCTCGTTCTGGACCAGTACAACGGCAACATCATCCGGAACAGCATGGGTGTTTCGTCGATCATCGACCACGCTGTCGGGCAGTACACGGTGAGCTTCACAACGCCGTGGCCATACACTTATTATGTCCCAGCCACCTGTAATTTGGGCAACACCGGTCCGGCTGACGCTCCTGACTGTCTGATCATTGAGGATCGGCTGGACTATCTGCTTTGGACGACCTCGCAAATCCGGATGGCACACAAGCCATCGGGGACCGACTATTATATGGACGGCCGTCCTGACACCATCATCTTCGCCGGGATGTAACGATGCTCACCACCTCGCAGCGGATTGCCGCATGGCAGGGCACCCCGGTTCCCGGACAGTATGCCATCGCCTTTGAAGCCAACCTTGACGAGCCGGTGTCGGTGCTGATTCCCGACCCGTCATGGCTGGCGATGGCTCTGGCCGGGGGGATTCTGCCTCCCCTCGACGCCTATGCCGGAGGGCTGGAAGCGGTTGACGCTGCCGCTCCCCTCGGCCCGATGACCGAAGAGCAGGCGATGGAATACCTGCTGCAAAAGGACGTTCCCGCCCACGTCTGGGACGCCCCGGCAGGCAATCGCCGACGCTTTGCCATCACCCGTAAGGACATGTTGCCCACAAGCCGCCAATGGCGTGGGGCCTGGAAACTGAAGGACCTGAGCGATGACTGATACCGATCTCATCCAGTTGCAAGACAGCCCGTCTGCCGACGCCAGCACAGCCGAAACCCCGGCAACCGTCTCCGTTGAGATGAACGGCAGCGTCATCGACAGCGAACATACCCAGTCCCTGCCCCGCACCTTCCGCGATGCCTGGGTGCTGGACGGTGACGCCGTGGTGATCGACATGGACAGCGCCCGCGATATCCATCGGGCGGCTCTGCGGCAGGCACGCCCTGCCCTGTTCCTGACCCATGACGATACCCTGCGCCGACTGGCGCGCAAGGACCTGCTTGACGGGCTGAGTGAAGACGAGCGGGCCGAAGCCCGCGCCGCCGAAGCCGCCTGTCAAGTCTTGCGCGATATCACCATCGACCCCCGGATCGAGGCTGCCGCATCGCCCGATGAGCTGGCAGCCCTGACCATCACCGCCCTGCTCGCCTGA